GCAGACATACAACAAACAAACAGAGCTTTGTTACAAGCAGACAAAGATAAAAAAAGAGTAAACCCAGTAAATTTAATGCCATCAAAAAATATTGAAAAAGATTATGTAGCTGCTCAATATGAAAAAGTTTTAGAAAAAATTGAAAAGTTTGAAATTTCACAATCAACGAAAGATTATAATATTGTAAAAAATGAGATTAAAAAATTTGAAAGTGCGTTAGGAGGTCCTATGAATGTTAAAACTACAACAGGCATAGGAAAATTTGAAGAATTAAATCCCAATGCACCTAATACACAAGTCGCACAGTTTTACAACAAAATGGCAGAGCCTAAGTTCGATAGAGAGGGTAGGCCTTTTAATTATTACGAAGGTAGAGAAAATATTACCTTTCAACCTTTTTTTGATAGACAAGAACAGGCAAACCATAATATTAAAGAATTAATTAACATGGTGGCATCTAGAAAATACAAGAAAGATACTTGGATTGCAGTCAATCCTGTTGAAAGACTTCACGCTTTAAAAAGAGACCCGTTGATAGGCAATTATGAATTCTATGGTACAGCTCGAGGCAAAGCGGGTTTTGAAGGTGGTAAAGCTAAAACAAAAATAGTAGACCCTGCGACTGGAGAACAAACTTTTAGAGATTTTTCAAAAGATGATTATAATAAAATGGCAGCGTTACCAAAAGCGATGAAAAAATTAGCTGAGAAATATGGCACCGAAGCAAAAACTATTAAAATTGCAAAATCAGATCCAAAAAAACCATATAAAATAATTTCAGATCTTGAAACTGAAGGTAGCTCTAGTACAAGACTTAATAACTATATGGGTAAAGGTAAATTACCAGAGAGTGAGCTAAAAGAACACATAGTAGCTTTTAAAAATGAACAAGATGCAATAGATTATATCAACATGAGAGGTGGAGCTTTAAAATATATCAAAGTAGACGCAGACGATCCTGCTTTATACTATGATGCTTTTGCTATCAAAGTTAAACCTAATATGAAGGACAAAAACTTTAAATTGTATGGCTATCATAAGGGTGGTATGGTGGTCGATATATTTGCGTGGTAAAATCTTAATATGGATGCAAAAGCAAAAAAACCTATGAGTACAGATTTCTTGGAAAAACTAGAAGTTTTTCAAGATTTAATGAAAAGAAAAAAAAGTAAAATTAAACCACCTGATTTTATTAAATTAACAAAAGATAGAAATACAGCAACTAAAAGACTTTTAGCAAAAACTAATGAAAGATACAATGTTTTAAAAAATGTCGGCAGAGTGCCTTCAGATATGCCTTTTAAAAAGATTAAAGCTAAAAAAGGTACTTATGTGAAAGCTAAATGTAAATTAGGTAGAACAAAAAAAACTAAGGTGATGTAGATGGCAGTTGAAGACAATATTGAAATAACTCAAGAAGAAATGGATGCGGTTGAACCTGTTGATGTAGAAATCACTGACGAGGATGCTGTTGAAGAGACAGTTCAAGAAGAAGTTCAAGATTTTTATGTCAACCTTGCTGAGGGTATGGACGAAAGAGTTCTTGCGGGTATCGCAAATGAGTTATTAGCTGATTATAAAAAAGATAAAGAATCAAGAGGTGATTGGGAAAAATCATACACCTCTGGATTAGATTTACTAGGTTTTAAATACAATAATGAAGATGGTCCTTTTCAAGGGGCAAGTTCAGTAACACATCCAATGTTGGCTGAATCTGTTACTCAATTTCAAGCACAAGCTTATAAAGAATTACTACCTTCTGACGGACCAGTTAGTTCACAAGTCGTTGGTGCTTTGACTCCTGAAAAAGAAGCACAAGCACAGCGTGTAGAAGAATTCATGAATTACATGATTACTGAGGAGATGGAAGAATACACTCCTGAGTTTGATCAATTATTATTTTATTTACCACTTGCTGGATCTGCTTTTAAAAAAGTTTATTTCGACGATGTTATGCAAAGAGCAGTATCTAAATTTGTACCAGCAGAAGATTTAGTCGTGCCTTATTATGCTACAGATTTAAAAGACTGTGAGCGTATTACACATTTAGTTCGTATGAGCGAAAACGATATTTTAAAAAAACAACAAATAGGTTTTTATCGTGATGTAGATATTTTACCTAGTCGCATGGAAGATAGTGAAGTACAAGATAAATACAACGAATTAAGTGGTCAAAGTCGTTCTGGAGATGCTGAGGGTGATTATCAATTTAATGTTTTAGAGATGCACGTTGATTTAGATTTAGAAGATCCTGAAGATAAAAGCGACGAAAAGAATATTAAAATACCTTATGTGGTAACTCTTGATGAAGGCTCAAGAGAGATATTATCTATTTACAGAAACTATGAACCAGACGATTCACTAATGAAGCGTAAAGAATTTTTTGTGCATTATAAATTTTTACCAGGTCTAGGTTTTTATGGTTTTGGTTTAATACACATGATTGGTGGTTTAAGTAAGACTGCCACTGCATCACTAAGACAATTACTTGATGCAGGTACATTAGCTAACTTACCTGCTGGATTTAAGACCAGAGGTATGCGTATTCGTGACGATGATCAACCGTTTCAACCTGGTGAGTTTAGAGATGTCGACATTGTAGGCGGAAGAATACAAGATTCTTTCATGCAACTACCATTTAAGGAGCCGAGTCAGACTTTATTTCAACTTTTAGGCTTTGTGGTACAAGCTGGACAGCGTTTTGCAGCAATTGCAGACATGCAAGTGGGTGAAGATGGTAAAAATAGAGCAGTTGGTACGACTGTTGCTCTTTTAGAACGCGGTTCTAGGGTCATGAGTGCGATACATAAGCGTTGTTACTACGCAATGAGACAAGAATTTAGACTTTTGAACGGTGTTTTTGCTTCATATCTGCCTCCAGTCTACCCATATGCGGTTTATGGTGGTGATCGAATGGTAAAACAAGCTGATTTTAGTCCAGAAGTTGATGTAATTCCGGTTGCAGACCCAAATATCTTCTCAATGTCGCAAAGAGTGACTTTAGCACAGACACAATTGCAAATTGCCCAGTCAAATCCGCAAATGCACAATGTACATGAAGCATATCGTCGTGTTTATGCAGCATTAGGTACAAAAGACATTAATACTTTGTTAAAAAAACCAGAAGAACCTGAACCAAAAGACCCAGCTATGGAAAACGCAGCTGCATTACGCATGGAAATACCACAAGCTTTTGAAGATCAAAACCATGATGCACATATCTTTTCACACATGGCATTTATGAGGACTAGAATGGTACAAATGAATCCAGCAGTGTACGCTTTACTACAAGCACATGTAAGTGAACACATATCTTTCAAAGCAAGAGCTCAAGCTGTTATCTTAATACAGCAAGAACAGCCAGAAGTTTTACAATTACAAGATACTGACCCTGAATCATTTCAACAATTGTTTGAAGGTATTGTCGCAGAGCGTATTCAACTTTTAACTGAAGAATTAGTTGCTCAAGAACAACCATCGGACGACCCATTAGTCAGATTAAAACAACAAGAACTTGATTTACGAGCTATGGACATGCAGCGCAGAAGTGAAGAGTTTGTTGCACAAGAACAAAGAAAAGCCAGTGAATTTGATCAGCGTATTGATTTAGAAAAAATGGAACGAGAGGATTCAGAGGAAGCTGGTAAAGAAAGAATACGAGTTGCAGATGATAAGTTAGACATCATGCGTGATAAGTTGAAACAAGACACTGGTAAAGGAGATAAATAATGGCACAAAATATCGGTAAAAGACGTGGTAAGTCTCCAATCAAAACAAGATTGGAACAAGAGCGTAAAGCAAGTCGTAAAGATCCTGAGGGTAAAAAAGCATTTGTAAAAGGTGTTGGTACTATTGCAAACACAGCTTTAAATTTATCAGCCGTTGGACCTACAGTTAGAGGAGTAGGCGCAGCAGTTAGAGGTTATAAAAATTTTAAAAACACACAAAAAGTTTATCGAGGTACAACTCGACAAGAAAAAGGAGCTCGTATTGAAACAGGAAGATATTACACTACTTATAAACCCACTGCGATAAGATACGGAAGTCGAGGTCATTTAGATTTTAATCCAAAATTCACAGGTGTAGTTCTTAGTAAAAGAATACCAAAAAAACAAGTTAAAATTGGGCAAAAAGTTTCTGCAAGAAGATATTACACTGGTAAGACGGCAGCCAGGTTACCTGATGAACTTATGTTACCAAAACAATATGTGGGTAAAACTAAAGTAGATATACCGGCAACTATTCAATCAAGAT